GTGGGGCAGTAAGGGTAAGGTCTATCGCAATCGCAAGGATGCTGAGAGACAAGCAGCCGCTGCTTATGCTTCAGGCTACAAGAAGTCAATGGATTGGTTTGACACGCTAAAGAGAGAGAAGCATCCTGCTTTGAAGAGAGCCGGTGTGAGTGGTTTCAGTAAGCCAAAGAGAACACCGAACCATCCCACTAAGTCTCATATTGTCGTCGTTAAAGACGGTAAGAAAGTCAAGACTATCCGATTCGGTCAACAAGGTGCTGACACAGTAACTGAAAAGAACCCAAAGGGAAAGAGAAAAAAGAAGCAAGCCTCGTTCAAGGCTCGTCATGCTAAGAACATCAAGCGAGGAAAGACCTCTGCTGCGTATTGGGCTAATAAGGTAAAGTGGTGATGAAATGGATTGGAAAGACACATTGAGAAAAAAATTGATTGGTGGACAAAAGAAACTTGACAAAGACAAAGATGGAGACATCGATGCAGAAGACTTCAAACAACTAAGGGAGGAAAAAGAATGACAGAAAAAAGTGTAAGAGAGTTGGAAAAGGAACTGAAGAACGCAAGAATGAGAGACAGTGAAGAACATCGAAGAACTGTTAGGAAGAACCGAGACTTCTCTGTTGGTGGTATTGACAAAGACACCACAGTTGAGAAGAAGATACCTGACACCGCAGATGTTCCAGATGCGATTCTTCTGCCAAAGAGAAGGCAACAGAAAAAAGAAAACATACCTTGGTGATTTAGATGGATGGCACATTCATGGATGTCCTGCGTAAGGAGGGACATACGGAACGTGCTAGAGAACAGACGAGGATGAAGGAAGAGTATGATGCTAAACAGGAAAGAGAGCGTGAAAGAAAAAATGCGCAAAGGCAAGGTAGAGTAGACAACGTTCGTAAACTATTGATTAGTTATGCTAGAACAGATGACGTTGCCAATAAGGATACTGCTAAGTTTCTAAAAAAGTTCATGGATGACTACGAAAGACAAATCAACAATCTAACTAATTCAATCGAGGATGTTAGAAGAGGAGAGACATTTGACGCATTCAAGCCTGTGGAACTTAGACCTATCTTCAGAAATGTTGAGGAGGTTGATGAGTCAAGAGCAGAGGTTGCACAATTGTTGGGGTCAAGAAGAATAGAGACCTTCAGGGAATATGGAGGTAGGGACGCTGATGAACTGATGATGGGTATCTTAGATGACATACCCAATCAAGACATGATAGTTGGAAGACTCACAGGAGCAGAATACAGAAACATCAGGGAGTCGATGCAGAGTATAAAGGAAGTTCAGAACACTATAGGTGGTGTGATAAACGCTGCAATGGAAAATCCAGACAACGTTGACACAGTGTTGAATGCTGTAAAGGAAGCCTCCATAATTCTAGAGGAGATAAGGGAGATAGAGGAAGATAAAGAAATCTCAGAAGATGAGAAAGAAACAATTCTCATGGATTTGGTTTACAAAAGGAGATATGGTCCAGAAACACTAACAAGATTCATTTCAGATTCATACAGAAATCTATCGGAAAGAGGTGACGAAGAGGCTAAAGATGCCATGCTAAAGTTGTTGGATTTGATAGAGGATGTTAGAGATTATACGTTTACTAGAGAGGGGAGAGAATACGCAATAAACTTAACCTAGATTGTGTAGGGGATAACTAACATGTCATGGCAGGACGTTCTCAAGGCTTCTGATTTCCTAGAGAAACTAGAACCTAAGCAGAAGAAAAAACTGAAGAAACTTCTGCAATCAACACAACCTAATGAGTACATGGGAACTGAGATGACTAAACTTGAGGATGTCCTTTCTACAATGGAGAAGTTAGATATGGTGAAGTCAGACAAGTTGCTTACCAAGAAAGTAAAATCATTCAAAGAGAAGAACCTCGATATACTTGCTAGTGCTGCGGAACTCCGTAAGGACTATCAGACGCTGTATGACCAAATTAGAGAAGTAGTATATCCAAAGGGAGAGAAGGAGGAGAAAGAATGAGTTGGTTTGACACATTGAAAATGCATTGCGGAACAGAGAGAGAAAAGAGTGACGAGATGGATAAAGCACCACCGATAAGGAATCCTAGAGAATCAGAGTTCAAGGATAACGCTAATGATGATTTATCGAGGGCTGAGTATGTTGATTTGTTCAGAGAGAAGGTAGACCCAATAATTGAGAGACAGGGTAGGCTGAAGATGGATTATGCAGATGTCAAACTTACTGACTTGAAAATGACAGACAAGAAGGCACAAGAAGTGGCAAGGGAACTATATGGTGGCATGGGCTACAGCGCAATATTCGCAGACGATAGTAAACTTACATTCAAACTAAAAGGAGCAGGAAAGGTATGAGTTGGAAGGGTATAGTCAAACAGAGGGAACTAACACCCGGTCAGGAGTCATTTGTAGAGAGGTCAAGAAGGACACTGCAATCACAGAGACAGGAAGAAGCAGAAACCAATTATGTAATGGACCGATTAAAGGTGGTCTATGAAGGGCAGATGCAAGAGGCAATGCGTCGAGCAAGGTCAGGAGCAACAATCGCAGAATTGAAAGACGGGTTGGTTAGTTCCTTAGAAAACGAATTAGAAATGGCGGAGTGAATAAAATGAGTAAGAAAGAAGAGAAAAATGAAATGTTACTACTAATGAAAGAACTTGTGAATAAGGTGAATGCCTTGGAGCAAGCGGTATACAACAAAGACAACATACTGATGAAGTCAGGATTTGTCGTGCGTGAGACTCCGACCCCATCCATAGATACTTCAGGCGGTACTGTCCCATCTGGTGGAGACATGAGTTGGGAAGAGATACGCAAGATTGCAGAGAAGATAGGGTGAGTGATTTACATGCCGGAAAAAGTAACGAGAGAAGAGAAGATAGTTGACTTAGCGATAAAAAAAGCAAAGGAGATTCTACAAGAAGCACAGAATGGTGGCATAGTAGAGTTGGAAGAGGATGCTCTTGGTGAAGAGGTCAAAGTGAAAAGACCAGCAAAGAATCCACCAGAGGTAAAATTACCCAAACTAAACAATACTCATACTAGTGAAGAAGATAGAGTCAACGAAGGTTAGATGATGACGAATGAAAACCTCCGGCGTAGCGTTTGAAAAAGAGACAAGTGCCTTCACAAAGCGAGTCTTAGATTTCTTTGAGAGAGTACGCTATGCCTATCTTTCCGCTAGGGAAAACCCAAAGGAGTATGGGAAGAAGTGGAAGGAGACAGTCAAAAGCATAAGAGAGGAATATGACGGACTAGGTGACTTTGCTACAGAACTAAAGGACTCAATAAGCGAGAAGGAACTGTTTGATGATAAGGTCTTCAACGCTGAATCACTTCTTGCTAAGAGAGTCTATGAAGACATAAAGAGCATGAGGTTCGATTCAGACAACGTAGTTGACCCATTCTCAAAGCAACTAGGGAAGGACGTACTGACCACTCTTCTGAAAGACGACTCGTTGTTTGTAGCGTTCATTCACTTTGCTCTAAGAAGCCACAACAACGCCTTGCCGAACAAAGCATGGGAGGAAAACAAACTCACCCCCGATGAGATAACTCAAGGAGCAATGGGTTTGGATTTGAAACCGAAGGACATTCCTCTTTACATCATAGAGCATTATGGAGATGATGAGGACTCAACGAGAGTCAATGCAAAGTTCAAGAGGGCATACGGGCTTTTGAAGAAGGTGTACGAGTCTCAATACTCAGATGAGCAATGGGATTCATTGGAGGACTTGGACATTGCTAAGTCGGATGAAAGTAAGAGCGAGGAAGAGAAGGAGGACATTGATTTCCTAATTCCTAACAAACCAATGTACAGGATATTTGACTTAGAGGACATGGAGCAGATAAAGGGACTCAGTGGTGAGTTCGTTGTTCAAGAGAAATACGACGGCATGAGAATACAGATTCACAAGTTCAACAATGACATTAAGATATACTCTTACAACAAGAAGGATATCACAGACAAGTGCGAGAAGCAAGTAGAGAAGATGGAGAAGAAAGCATTTGGCGACTGCATCTTGGATGCGGAACTCATCTTATTCAAGGACAATGAGCCTCTGCACAGAGCAGATACCATTACTCATGTGTTCAAGAAAGAACTAGAAGGCGGGGAACTGAGAGCGCATGTCTTTGATATCATGAAGCATGAGGGAAAGGATTTGGCAGATGAGCCGTTGAGGGAGAGAATAAACATACTTCTCTATCAATTCGCACAACACTCCTCTGACTCTCTAGCCTTTCCATCAAAGCAGGATACTAGGATAGCAGACTCAATGAAAGAAGTAGGTGAGTATGCTGAGAAGATTATGGAGATGCCAGCAGCAGAGGGAGTTGTAATCAAGGACATTGAATCAACATACTACATAGGAAACAGAAAGAACCCCAAGTGGATTAAATGGAAAAAGTTTGTTGACTTGGATGTGATTGTCCTAGACAGTAAAAAAACAGCATCAGGTCTCTATTCGTACACGATGGGTATCGGTCCACTGACCGGAGAGGAAACCAGAGAAAACAAGACAGTGGAGTATGATGATAAGTCATACCTTCCAGTTGGCAAGGCTCTTAACACAAAGATAGAGGTAGATGTTGGGTCCATAATACGAGTCAAGGTAGATGAGGTTGGCAAGGCAAAGAAGGGATACAGTCTGTACTCTGCAAAAGTGATAGAACTACCTGAAGTGGACGAACCTGATAAACTCGTCACATTGGAGAAACTATCTACGAAAACAAAGAAGTCAATAACAGCAGGAACCTTCCCCGTCATCAATCCAAAAGACCTAGTAAGTCCATTGAGTGTAGTTGCTGAGTTGCAGAGGGATGATAAGAAGAAGGACAAGATAAAGAAATACACCGTAACGGATTTCGTGCATGGAGAAGCAGAGATAATCTGTAAGCACGATATCGAGGGCTTTACGGTCTATGGTTTCTCAGGTGATACGTTGATGCAGAAAAACGCCATCGTTCAGATGGACAGCCTAAAAGACCAATTAGGCAAATTGATGAAAACTAGAAAGTCGAAACTACGAATCGCAATAAGAGACATATTATCAGACTACGGAAGACCAATGGACTTCGATGATATTGAAGAAGAGGTAAAGGAAAAGCACGAAGATGCTTATGATGAGATATTCGACTCTAAGCCTAGACAACTGTTACAATGGATGAAGAACCAAGACTCCTACATATTCATCTCACCAAGAAGGTTTGATGTTTCTCCTGAGTCAATAGAGAAGGACGAGGAAGAAGACAAACTAACTGGTACTTTTGAAGTCCGTCAGCGTGATGATGGCAACCTAGATTTCATCATAGAGACAGACAAAAAAAGAATGGCTTGGTTGATTGACTTAGATAAACCAGAAGACATCTTTGACTTGTTCGGCAAATCTGGTAAGTTCCCTGCTATAGTAGCAGAAAAGATAGACAGTAACAAGTTAATCGATAAAGGAGAGTTGGTGTTTGGCGTACAGAAAGATGGATACCATGAGTATAGAATGGAAGGAGAGAAGTTCCAAACTAGAATTCATTTCAGGGTAGTGCCAGTAAATGAGAAGAATACTTGGTTAGTTTTCACTGGTAAGAAACAGGAGATGTTAGACCCCGAATCTGATGAGGGATTAATAGATATTACAAAGGATAAGTATCATAATCTGTCATTGCCTGAGTAACGTTGATTTAATATAGAAAGAGTTTATTCTCTTGTGAGTGTTTGCTCAACAGGAGGTTCTAATTAAACAAGAAGAGACCAGTGGTTTCTCCATACTAAAATCAGATGAATTAGTAATTGGAGGCTATGCGTCAATAGAAGTCGTAGATAAACAAAATGAATTGATTACCCTTGAAGCACTGAAGAAAGCGGTCTCGGAATTCATGAGCGAAAAATCATACAGAAATGTAATGTCAAATCATTCAAATGTCCAAGTCGGGGAGGTAATAGAAAAGTATCGAGACAACGACGGCGTCCTACACAAGACTGGTGTTGACAATGTTGGGTTCTATGTCGTTATCAAAATGAGAGATGATATCGAAAAGGCTAAGGAAATAGCGAGAGGAATTAGAAAAGGAACATTACGGTCTTTCAGCATAGGTGGACAAGCAATATCAAAGAAACAGAAAAATTCGGAGGAATACGGGGAATACAACGAGATTGACAACTTGGAGTTGCATGAAGTTACCATATGTGAAAAAGGAATAAACCCCGAAGCAAAATTCGACATATTAAAACACGAAAATGGAGGTGATAATTTGTCAGAAAAACTGGAAAAAGCGTTGGCGGAACTGAACACTCTTCTCAAAGAAGTGCGTGAGGTTACTGGCGACGAAGTAACAAAAGAAATGGATGAAGAAAAAGGAATGCATGAAAAAGGAATGCACGAAGATGAAAAAATGATGAACGAAAAGGGAATGCACGACGACGAGAAAATGGAGTACAAAGAAGAAATGGACGACAAAGAAGACGTTGACATGGAGGAGAAGGCTCTTGATGAGGATTCAACAAGAGACTACGAGGCTGGCGAGAACGTTGTAGTAAACGGTAGACCAGTCGCTGCACCAAAAGAACTAGGCCCAATAAGCAAGGGACTAGAGGCAGCAGACTTCTCAACTCTCGACCTATCTGCTGAGAACGTAGAGAAAGCCTATGCTCAATTCAGAGCAGAGCAATTGGAAAAGTTGGCATACGACAACCTATCCAAGCAGTTTGAGGCACGTTTCTCAGAAGAGATGGACATGAAAAAGTCCCTAGCAGAGAAGGCTGAGTACGATGCTCAGACTGAGGTTTCTGCTCTCAAAGAAGAGTTTGCAGAACTACGCAAGGCTTTGTCCGAGAAGGACGACAATATTCGCAAGGCTGCGGAAGTTGCTATGGAACTTCCCGAAGGTTTCCCAACCACTGCTGAAGCAGTAGCAGAAATGTCGTGGGGAGAACTGCACAATCTTGCAAGGAGAGTGAACTGAATGAGTGGATACATTAACACATTGAAAGACTTAGAAGCAGCCACCTACGGGTACGCTGGCGCACAGGGCAATTCGTTGCTCAAGGCTGCTGGCGTTGTTGGTGGTTTTGGAACGCCCCATGATGCAGCAAGTAACCCGTTTACTGCTGCTAGTGGACTAGGAGACCTATACAACGTCCTTTACGGACAGAAAGTTTGGTCTATGCTAAACAGAGAGGTCAATCCTCTCGCTATTCTGTCAAAGAGACCATACACATCCAGTGGATGGAGGGTTCTAAAGAGCCGACCAGAGGGTGGTTCAGGTTCTGCTTTCGGAATAGGAACAGGAAACCAAGGTTCCGCTACTCCTGCCGCAGACAAGATTGGTGGAGTTGGTGAGAACGCAACACTAGGAACTGGAAACGATATTCCCGCACTCGCTCCTGAGTACGAGAAACTGTACATCAGTCCAAAGACTGTTGCACATCTGTTTGAGTTCTCTGAACTCGGTATGGAACTATCTGCCATCGATGATGGTGTTGGTGACATCAGGGCCATCGTTCGTGAGGACATGGGTAAGCACCACGCAGAGACACAGAGCAAGATGCTAGTAATGCCTCTTGAGAGGTACGATGATGGAACCGCATCTAACATAGAGAGAAACTACACATCTCTCATGAAGATTGTTTCATCTGCTGGTGAGATTGCTGCTATGTACAACGCAAACCTATTGGACACTGGTGCTAACAACGGTACAGATGCCGCAGTTGTTGCAGACGTAGTAAGACTATTCGGTACTTCCCGAACTGTATCTATATCCAGCAACAGTGCAACTGGAACTGCTTCTTTCCTAGACGCAGAAGTTGACTTTGGTAGCGGATACGCTGCTGGTGATGCTAGGGTTCTAACTCTAACAATGCTGAACTCAATGATACGCAGAATCAGGCAGAACGGCGGAAACCCAAAGGTTATCCTAACTGGATATGACACACTACAGCACATCGCTGACCTGTTGCAGAGCCAAGAGAGGTTCATGGACAGGAGAGAAGTCATACCAACCTTCAACGGAGTTAGGGGAGTCAAGGGTCAGGAAGTTGGATTCAGAGTTGCAACATACTATGACATACCAATTATCCCAACCAAAGACATGCCTTCTACTGGAAGCAACACAACCAACGAACTAAGTGACATACTGTTCTTGGACACTGACCACCTATGGCTATCTGTGATGAAGCCTACTCAATACTTTGAGGATGGTATCACTAGCGGAAACCCATTCGGTGTTGGCAAACTTGGGAACCAAGGAATGTACCGAACAATGGGAGAGACCGGTTGTTCGTTCTTCAAGGGACAAGGAAAGATAACCAACATCAAGAGTGCGTGAGGTGATTACTAGTGGCACACACAGTAACACTACTTGCAGACCACAAAGGAGTTGCTGCTCCTAGAGTTGTAGGCGATGAGTATGTCGTAGATGCTGTCATAGATATCACATCTTACACCGCAAACGGAGAGCAGATTAGCGCATCTTCGTTAGGACTAAGCACAATCACTTGTGTCCTAGTCTCAGGCATATCGGTAGATACAATTAGTGGTGGTTACGCTGTTTCCATGATTACACCTGAAGTCCTTTCAGGCGCAGCGAATGGTGGAAAGTATGCGGCTAATTCTAACACTGAGTTCCAGATACACGCACCTGCTGCGTCTAACACGGACAACATCGGTGAAATTAGAATTAGAGCCTATGGATTAATCTGAAATAACACAACGATTAAGTGATGACGTAAAGTAGTAGCCTCTGCCCGTAATAGGGCAGGGGTTACTACCAACAAAAAAAATAAGGTGTTATTATGGCAAAAGTAAAGTTAGCAAAACACAGAGCAACTGGTCCTCTTAACCTAAGAAGGGGCGGGAAAGTATATGCTCTTACGGCATTAGAAGAAACGAATGTCCCACTATCTATAGCAGTGGGAATGTTAGGAGATGAAGCACTCGTCATAGAGTTTGATTCCTCCGACAAAAAAGATGTTCTTGATTTGAATGAGTATCTACTAGAGATACTAAAAAGAGAATTCAACATAGAAGGAGAAGCGAAGGATGTTCAATCAACTATGTTTCCCGAAACATCGATAATCAACAAAGTGAAACAGACCATTGCTCCAACACCACCAGTGGTAGAGGAGCCAGTGGTTGAAGAAGAAACTGTTGAGGAAGAGGTTGTTGAACAACCACAAGAAGACCTATCAAAACTAACTGTTAAACAACTAAAAGCAAGACTAGAGGAGAAAGGGCTATCAACAGACGGACTAAAGGCAGACTTAGTAGCGAGACTATCTAGTGCAGGTGATGAGTAGTGCCGGAAGCATGTAACAGCAGCGGGGTTCTAAGCACTTCCACAGTTGTCTCAAAAAGCAGAGTTAGAATAACTAGCCTTCACGTTACATCAACAGATAACGCTTTATTTACACTCAAAGTGTTTGATAGTGATAGTTCAAGCACATCAGGAAAGAAAGAGGTAGCAAGAATCGTAGTACATGCAGGAGGAACCGCAGAAACTATGGAGCAGTATATGGGAGGAGTAATCTGCAACAATGGTATCTATGCTGAACTAACTGGAACGGGAACCGCCTCCATCAATTACGCATGAGGTGAGTAGATGCCGAGCATAGATACAGATACTAGACTTGTAATGACTATCCTATTCGTTGGTGCTATTAGCGGAGTAAACATATTCTTCTATGCCAATGTAAAAGACATGCTACTCTTCAGTGAATACATTCACGCTGCCCTCTTCGGGGTCATGACTGTAGGGGGGATTATGGTTATGAAAGCATTATTCGATTTGATACTGAATGATTTTATCGAAGATTTCCTACTACAAAGACAAATTGGGTCATATTGGAACCGAAAGGCGAGAGATGAAGAGAACAGAAAGAGAGTCAGAGAGTCTCTTAGAAACTTCTCTCAACAGTTTGGATTACAGCAAGGGCAGATGGTTTATGGAGAGAACAATGCACCAACCATGCCCATGCCTGTTGAACAATCACAAACTGTTAGTCCTACCTTCTTAACGGGTTTCAATGAGTGATTCAAATGGTAAGCGAAATCCTTTTTGGGATGGATGAAACTACCTTAGCGTATGATTTACAGAGGGCGCACTCAGCAGACATTTGGTTTCTGAGGGCAAGGTTTTGGCTTTGGGGAACCTTCGCCTCAATCGTTAGTTTCCTAGTAGGCCACGCAATTTCTTTGTTTGGCTTCAACCTCTATCAAGGTGCTTGGCATTTGATAACATCACTTTGGGCTGGACATTAGATTCTCAATAATTTTAATGTTGTTAGACATCCGACTCACTGACGAGGTGATAGCATGTCGGTGATGGCGGGATTCGCAATACTCATTGTAGAAGCAATGAACAAGATGTACAATCGGCTTCATGCAATCAACTTCGGAGTATACGGTGCTAGTCAAGCGGGAAAAACCACTCTGCAAAAGCAGTTAATGACTAGAGGGGAAGTTCCTGAAATACAAAAGCGAACTGTTGGTAGACATAGAGCAACTAGGAAATTCGTAAAACTAGACGGAGATGCCCACACGATAAAGACCGCAGACATAGGTGGTCAAACAGTGTATTGGGAAGAGTGGATAAAAGACATGAGAAGTCGGCATGTAAAATACATCATCTTCATGTTGGACGATAGGCACTTGAACAAGCACTATGACATAGAACAACAACTGTGCTGGACATTCCTAGTGGACTCAATATGCAGTTCAACTTGGGAGATGGGAGGAAGAAAGAGAAAGAAGAAAGAGCATGACTACCCACTTGCAGTTGGGCTGTGGGCAAACAAGTACGACCTTTGGAAAGACAGATATCCACACACAGGAAAAATCGAGGACCATCCCATATTTGAGTCATTCAAACCGGGCCTACAGAAACTGAACGATGTCGGTATTCCTTGCTTCAAATACATCGTAAGTGCTAAATCAGATTCAGAGATGGTGTATCGAGGAATCTTAACAATGATAAAAGACTACTAGTGCGTCACAATGGGTAGACCATACACGGTAGGTCTAATCCATCGAGGTAAATACAATGACGATGCAAGGAGGATTTCAGCCACCGAGCCTTATCGGTGCAACAAACGCAACAGTGAATACAGGGATAAATCCCTTTCTAGACCGCTTGACTGCGGCTAGGGCCGCTGGCCCTGTAATGGCTTATGAGTTTAAGTCGTTAAAGCCAAAGAAGCAACTGAAGGAGATAATCAAGGTTCTAAAACCTGAGAGGAAGAGATTCTTGAAAATACCCTTTGGCTACAAATACAACGTAAAAGATAGGTGCGTGGTTTGTGGAACACAGAAGTTCTGGACAGCAGATGACCACAG